CGTCAAGTGCGCCGTCTGCGGGCACCAGGTAAGCAAAATCCGGTCAACCCCCTACGGCCCGATGTGCGTTGTCTGCGAGCTGATAGCCAAGGGGAAGACGAGGAAAAGGGATGAAACCCAAGGTTTATAAAAAAAAGCCAAACGGCAAAAATGACACAGGGAAGCCGACAAAGTACCGGCCCAAGTATTGCAAAGAGATTATTGCTTATTTCGACCGGGAGCCATATATCATTGTTGACAAAACAGTAACATACGCAAACGGGGCGAGCAAGGAAATAACCGAGAAGGAGCCGACCGACCTCCCGTTGTTTGGGAAGTTTGCGCACAAGGTAGGGGTAACGCACGATACGCTAATAGACTGGACAAAATCTTACCCAGAGTTTGGGGAAGCCTATAAAAGAGCCAAACAACTGCAAGAGCATATCTTAATCACCAATGGACTTGCTGGCGGATATGCCCCGGCATTTGCGATTTTTACGGCCAAGAACATTCTTGGCTGGCGGGATAAGCACGAGGTAGTAGGCGAGGATGACGGCCCAGTCAAGGTTGAGGTGGCTTTCGCTGATGCATGAAGATAAACATCACCGTCCCCTGTCTTCGGCCCCCGCACCCGCAGGCGGAGATCATCCGGTACGTTCCCAAGAGCAAGGCGGAGATTGTGATCGCGCTGGGTGGGTACGGCTCGTCGAAGTCGAGGACGGGTACGGAGTGGGCGTTGCAAATGTCATTGCGCAACCTTGGCTGCGTCCACATGGAGGTTGCTCCAACGTATCCCATGCTCCGCGATATTCTGCTCGAACTGTGGCATGACCGGTTGACCGACTACGGCCTGGACTTTGGCAAGCTCTTTCACAAATCCGATAGGGTGTTGAATCTTCCCTGGGGGTCAAGGGTCTGGTTCCGGTCCGCGGACAATCCCATGCATCTGCGCGGGCCGTCGATAGGTTCTGCCCGGATAGACGAGGACTGCGGGCTGGAGGCTTGCAAGGTGGTGTTCGATCGCATCCGCGATCCCAGGGCCAAGCATCTGGCGATGGCGATAACGACCACCCCGGACTTCTCCTGCCTGGACGAGGTGTTGTCTATCTGGCCTGGGGCGAAGGTCTACAACATGAGCAGCCTGGACAACTATATGCTGCCGGAGGAGGTAAGGCAGGGGCTGTTGCAGACCTACGCAGGCCAGGAGGCAGAGTGCTACGTCTACGGCAAGGCGGTGAAGCTGTCCGGCCAGGTGTTCCCCACGTTCTCTGAGGAGCAGGAGCCGGCCGGGAATCTGACCGACAGGGAGTACACTAAGGGATATCCGCACTTCTGCACCGTGGACTTCGGGGCGCGGCATCCGGCGGTGCTGACCTTGCAGGAGATCAACGGCAACATCTACCAGGTGGACGAGTGGGCGCCGCTGTCAGGACATCACCTGATCAACAACATCGAGGAGCAGCTCAGGAAATACGGCGACCCGGCCTGGGTCTACTGCGACCCGGCGGGCGAGGCGGTGAACGACCAGACCTATCTCTCGGATATCAAGTACCTGGTCAACCGGGGCTTTGACGTGCGCTACACCTTCAACCCGATGCTCCGGGCGATACCGCTGGGGATACAGCTGCTGAACGGGCTGTTCTGCAACGCCAAGGGCGAGCGCAGGTTTTTTATCAACCGGGCAAGATGCCCGATAACCATCCGCGACATCCGGGCCTCGAAGTACCCGAAGGAGGGCCGGGCAAACCTGAAGGACGAGCCGGTAAAAAATGGTGTCCATGACCACACGAGGGACGCCTTGCGATATTTCGCCATAGGGAGATACGGCAGGGACTGGCTTAAAAACAGACGGCTACTTAAAGAGGGCGATTGATGTCCATAGCATCATACCACGAAGACCCCAACAAGACCTTGATCTCGCCGCAGGGGGAGAATATGGTCTTGCAGGCGTTGGCCGGGACGGAGAACATCGGCGCCCAGGACCAGGCCAATATCATCATCAAGTGCAAGAAGCACTACGACAGCCAGCGCAAGAAGCGTGACAAGTTCGGCAAGCTCTTTGAATACTACAACGACCGGCAGGAGCAGCACTTCCTTGACGATGTGATGCGCCCGCTGATGGGCCGGGACGAGAACGGCAGCTGGGTCTATGACAAGATGGTCCAGGAGAACGTCACCCCGCTTATCAAGATAAATAACCTGGTAACCAAGTTCGTCAACAAGCAGTCCACGCTTTACGACGAGCCGCCCCAGCGGGAGATAGTGGACGACGAGAATGCCACGGAGCGGTACAACGAGCTGGCGACGCAGGTCAGGCTTGACGCTGTGTTCCAGGTGGCGGAGCGGTACCAGAAGCTGTTTCGGTCATCCTTCCTGCGGCCGGTGGTCAGGCCGGGGGAGGAGGGGGGGTACGAGCTGGACCTGGACGTGATGCTGCCGACGTTCTTCTACGCCTTGCCGAACCCGATGGACACGACCAAGGCTGCGGGGTATTACTGGCTGGTGTTCGACCCGGAGTTCCCCGACGATCCGATGCGGGCGACTTGGTATTACATCGACCGGGGGTTATACTTCTGGTGGTCTTACCGGTCCGGCGGGGCGCAGGCGGCGACGGCTGGGGTTGACAAGGTGGCGTACATCAGTGAGAACGGCGACGGCGAGAAGCCGGAGGGGAATCCGCTGGGCGAGCCGGGGATCGTCAGGCTGGCAAGCGATTGGGTCTGCGGGGACGTGATCCCGCATCCGGGGGACAGCCTGTTGAACTTCCAGGACAGCGTCAATCTGGTCGAGACCATGAAGATGAACAGTCTTATCTTCCAGGGCTTTCCGCTTCTGCATCTGCGGAACTTCGACGTCAAGGACAAGGACGGGAAGTCGCGCCGCATGAACATCGGCCCCTGGCGAACGCTGATAACCCAGGACGTCGCGGGCGACAGCCCGTCTTCGGTTTCCTGGGTCTCCCCGGCGACCAATATCGAGCAGTTCATCCGGACGCTGGAGCATGATATCGATGCTTTCATGTTGGCGATGTCGGTGCCGAAGAACCTAATACTGGACTCGGCGACATCGGGCACGGCGCTGGCCGAGCGCAACCGGGACATCAAGGAGCTGCGGAAGTCGTATATCAACCAGTACCAGGCGGCGGAGCAGGAGGTATACAGGATCGTAGCGAAGTGGGCCAACCTCTGGCTGGGGGATAAGCTGCCGGAGGACGGGGTGATGGTGATAAAGTATCACGAGCCTGATGTCAGGTACAGCACCGAGGCGGAGGAGATGGCGGCCTGGAAGCTAAAGATCGAGCTGGGCGCCGCCTCGATACTGGACTACCTCGCGGAGAAGAACCCGGACCTTGACAAGGATGGGCTGGCGGACAAGCTGGCGGAGATACGGAAGGTGAACGGGGACACGGGTGGGGTGTTCAGCGACATCCGGGCGCGGTCCGGGGGGATAATCAATTCGGCTGTCAACCGTGCTTTGGGGCAGAGCGAATGAGCGACCTGGTGAAGGCCCAGTACCGCAACGCCGACTCCAAGGCCGAGGCGTACAAGCTGGCCGAGGAAGCCTTGAAGCTGCTGACCCCGGCGGTGATGGTGAAGGATGACGAGGCCCTGCCTGCTTTCTGCGAGACGGCGGCGGTGGGGATAGTATCAGAGCTGGCCGGGGACATCGTAGGGAACGCCCTGCGGGTGGTCAAGTCAAAGGGTGGGACGCTGGGCAACGAGGACATCGAGCGGGTGATGCGTGCGATGACGGAGCTGTTCGTCAAGGAGATGCGTACGGCCGGCCAGGTGGCGATGATGGACTTGCGGCTGTGGCATCACAAGGCGCTGGCGATGGGCGGGAATGCCGAGGCGGTGCTGACAACCCTTACTGCGGCCTGGGCGACTAACCAGCCGCCGTTGTTCACCGACCTGCACCAGCGCATCAAGCAGGCGGTGGACGGGTACTTCAATTCCAGCCTGCAAACCCTGATCCTGCACGGTGGGTGATGCCGTTAAACACCGAACAGCAGACCACCTGGGTGGCGGTGATGGACAAGAGATTGTGCCCTGACTGCGAGCGGCTGGCGGGCAAGACGATGACCTTGGGGGAATGGATCGAGAGCGGGGTACTGCCGGGGAACGGGCAGACGGTTTGCGGTGACTGGTGCCGGTGTATGCTGGTACCCCAGGCGTGGGCGGAGGAGTTCGGCGACCCGCCGATAGTCAATACCAGCATCGGAGCGGTGGACGGGTTGCTGCACACCTACAACGCCGCCCTGCTGCCGGCCAACGTGCGGGACCGCTGGGAGGTGATGCTGGAGCGGGAGCCGGGATTCGCCCCGGACGTGGAGACGGACATAGCAAGGACGGTGGAGTACTACAAGGCCGACCCGGAGGGGCTGAGAGCGTTGTATCCGAGGCATTACGATTTACTTGCGATATTACTCAATTTATAAATTATAAAGCCATGAAAACAATTTACTTGCTCATCGAGGAATGTCAGCATTGTCCTTATATCCGCAAGGGCAAGGACTGTGATGGATACTCGGTCACGCGTTGCGCAAAAACAGGAGAACGGATAATCGCGTATGTTCTCCCCAACGAAATGGGGGACAACTTGGTGCCTGAATGGTGTGAATTAGAGGAGTACAAAAAGTAACCTATAACCACTACCCTGCGCTACCCGGTGATAGCCGTAGCCGGGCAAGCGTAATCACGGCGGAGGTACAGGAAAATGGCAAAGGACGCGAACGGGAACGACATCCCGGACAACAAGGCAACTGGCGCCGATAGCCAGGGCAAGGAAGAGCAGATTCCGAAGTTCCGTTT